GTAACTAAGTAAAAGAGAATCAATAGAGTTAATCTTATTGGTATTCTTATAATAAACATCATGGTTACCTACAAGTTGCCAGACTTTTACGCCCAAATTTTTGAACTTATCATATACATGTTCCTTTGCCCAGTCAAGTGACCAGAAATCTATATTCTTCCTATTATCAAAAGCATCACCCATATGTATGCAATACTTTATCCCTCTCTTCTCCAACTCAGGAAAAAAGATATCATCATAAAACTTCTGAAAGAAGTTATGGAAAACCTTACTACCCCTTCTACCTCCGAAGTGAGTGTCAGTTATAATAGCAATCTTCATTTCTTATCTTTGGATCTGTTTATAAGAGTAATGAATTTATCTGCTGCAAATGTACCAGCAAGGCATACATCTATCTCATCACCATCTTGCCAGTTCTCTGTACCATCTTTCTTGGTATGAGCAAGTGCCTCGGTGAGATCGTCAATAATTTTTTGAGTGATTTTCATTCTACATATTCAACCTGAATAGGTTTTTCAAGGAGAGATTTGATATTCATGTATGCATAAGCCGTAAATACTTGTGGCACTATAAATGCAATCATTGCCACTGTCCAGAAAACGTAGTAATAGTTTTCTTTACGTTGGGTTCTCATATCACTGATTCATTTTAGTTTGAACTGCTTCTTTTATTGAATTATAATCACTAGAACTGCCGTAATCATCGTCCACGGTAAATACCTCATCGTAGCCTGACTTCTCAATGATTTTCTCACGGATCTCCATTTGTTTCTTCTCTTTCTGGATCCTCCGAAGAAATGCGTAGTGTATAATCTGGGTGAAGTAAGCAAAAGGGTTTGTAGATTTTTCTGGATTGAAGTTATGTATGTATTGAACGCAGTTTTCAATCCCATCAGAAATCATATCCTCCCTAAACATATAGTTAACAAAGTTTGGCTTGTATGATAAATGTGTTGCGATCTTAACAAAACACTCACCAAGATAATTAGTGATTCTAGGCTTCGGATCACCATTCTCTTCAGCAGCCTTTACATCTGCCTTATACTGTACGATAGCGTATAAAAACTCTTTATTATTAACGTAATGCTCAGATCGTTTTCTGGTGCGTGTTCCTTTTGCGGGCATTTTACATATTACCTCTTTAGTTGTTCATAGTGTACCATAAAATCAATCGCTTGACAAGTTATAAAAATCTATGTACAATAACTCTGCCAGGGTTCAAGGGAATGTTATTCGGTTTTATTTGAATCTTTATTATAGATACCCTCTAAGTATTCTCGAGCTTGATTAACAGATATTACATAACCCATTTTTTTAGTAACCTTAATTTTTTCGGACGACCCACCATTAAGATTAGAGAAAATAAACTTTTGATAATAAGAAACTACTTCTGAATCTTCTTTAGCTTCTACTACAGTAATTACTTTATCCATAGGAATAACTATGATTCCTTCTGTGGGATTACTCCTTAACCAAGGCATCATTCTTAATCCTTCATGTTGCCCATTCATATGAACTGTTTCTATTTCTACTGGGTCACTAATAATTAAAACCGTGCGACCATTTTCTTCGGACGGCATAACTTCGCCGAAGATCTCTTCGCCAGATACTAATTTTATTGAACCATAGAACTCGTCTTCCATATTATTTTAACTTAACTTGGGACAATTCATAATTAAAGTTCTCCTCATTGTAGATCTTAACTCTTTCAATTAGATGATTTAGAGTATAATTCCTTTGAGAATCATATTTAATGTCATCAGCAATGTCATATAAGAGAGACTTCACTTTTCCTTTGCCCTTTCTAAGAACTCGACCTATTGACTGAAGGTTTCGTATTCTGGATTTTGAGGGCGACGCGAAGATAATGTTGTGTAAGCGCTTAATATTGATACCAGTACTAAAAGTCCCATAGGACGCCACAATAATCGCATTGTTTTCAGATTCAGTGATTTCTCTTATAGATTCACGTTCTTCAGCCTCTACGCCACCGTGGACAAAAAAGACTTTACGTTCATCATCTACAGAACTATTTATAGATTCATATAAGATTTCACCATGAGCTTCTACTCTACTAAACAATATTAACGTATTGCCCTTAAGAGATAGTGCTAAATTTCTGATGAATTTATTCCTTTTCTCGTTGGATATGATATAATTTATTTCTTCTCGATAGTCTTCAAACTGAATGGGATCATGTTTCAATACAATGATTCTGATATCCAGTTTAGATAAATGGCCTTTATCAATAAGGTCTTTAGTCTTAGTTACTTTATAGGATGGCCCAAACAATCCTTCTAGAACCCACTTATGAGTCTGTGACCCACTTAAAGTTCCAGTAAATCCGTATCTATACTTAGTATCTCTAAGTTTGGACATGATTCCTATCAATGATTTGGATTTAAATTGATGTGCCTCATCTCCTATTATAACATCAAATTGACTAAACCACTTCTTATCCATCTTATAAATGGATTGCCATGTTGATATGGTTACTCTCTGAGGAGTACTTCTTTTTCTACCAGCATAAACACGATGACAGTATTTTTCGACATCCCAACCATACTCTATAAAATCCTTATACATCTGTTCTACAAGAGAGGTAGTAGGGACGACCAATAGGATTCGTCTCTTTCTACCCACATGATATCGTGTAACAGCATAGATCATCAGGGACTTACCTGATCCAGTGGGCGATATAATTAATTTTCTATTATATTTTAGTGCCTCATATACACCATCAATTTGATATTCTCTAGGTTTATGACTGGAGATTGCAGTCATATAGTCCTTTACACCCTCTCTTGATATCTCTTCATTCTGTTCAAAGGGTGTTCCATACACCTCATTGTTTATAAACTTAACTGAATATTCTGATTTCTTTGCCCAAGAAACTATCTTATCTAACAATCCTACATACACTTCTCCAGTGGCAGTAGAAAATAATCTTACCTTACCATCCCAATGTCTATTCCTATACTGAGGCATAAACTTGGCGCCTGGAACATCGAATGTAAAGAAATCAGATAGTTCCTGTTGGACATGAGGTGGTGCATCTACCGTGAGATAGACCTCGTTCTTCTTAGCAATAGTAAGATCAGTCATAACCCCTCGTAAATCTTTGCCATTCAATGGCATTCTTTATTTGGTACGTTCGATTTAATATAACCTTGAGAATACTTTCAAGATAATCTAACATTATCTGATAATAATCTATCTTTGCAGCACACTTAATGAGATCTTCATCTCCATCAAAGTATATTCCCAAGTCTGCCTTTAAAACTTTGTGGTCAAAAGGTTTCTCTGCATATACTTCTGGTGATGCCTTACCTGAGTAATATTGCCACTTCTCTTTCTTTAAAACTTTAAACTTTGTTTCTTGTGCTTTTTGTAGAGTTAAGATATTATTGTATATCTTATAATACTTGGCATGTAAAGCTGGTACTCTTGTAGATTCTGAGTGTAGAAGTTCATTATCAATTACAGAGTCCTTATCCCAAAGTTCTTGTATAAATTCAAGATTCATCTCCTATTAAACTCTCCACATTAAAAATAGTATATTTAAAAGAGGCAGTTGCCATAATATAATTTATGTCAGTTGCATCAGCAGTAAATGGAACTCCAGTAAGAGATGCAGGAAATAGATCCTTGAAACTTACTTTGGCAACAGCATTGAAACTACTATTATACACTATAAGTGTACCATCTGATGTATCGCCAAGAACCAAATCTTCTTGATTCTGTTGGTTTATAGGTATGGATTCTGCCACACTTTCAGGGAAACCAAGACTTCTCATCCATCTTTCTATCTGCAAATAGTTTTCCAGATTCTCATCTATAAAGAATTCTATATCCAGATCACCATAGGCCATCTTATCTCCAGGCACAGGTATATCCTTCAGATAAGATGTCTGAATAGAAACTCCTAGATTAATATTTGGAATACTAACTGATTGAGAAAAGAAATCTACCTTTGGTGCTTTTGCCAAAGTGAACTTAAATCCTGCAGGGGATAAGAAGTTCCTATTCTTCAGTTGTCTAGACCAAGCAGAAGTCTTCGATGCCATGG